GCTTATGTTGTTATGGGGCAAATGCTTTTAGCAAGCCTTGTGACTACTGCACGTACACAAATATCTTCAGATGGTCGTTCAGATCAAAGAGAATACCTAGAAAAGCATTTAGACCCCTTGAGTATAATTGAAAACATGGTCGGATATACGGGAGCCTTTGGTGTCATGGGTATGATTACTCAAGTGAAAGATAAGGCCGAAAGAGGCTTTGGGTCAGGCTTGGTTTCTCATCCTTTAGCTGGTTATCTTGACGGAATAGGACACTTGGCACACGGGCTATTCTCTGATGGGAAAATGACAGAACAAGAATACAGGTCAGTTATACACATGCTGCCTATAATTAATCAGGCATATACAAAGGCTGGCTTAAACGCTATTGCCGCAAAATTTGGAGATTAACAACTATGGCTAATAGCTATATTGAGTACACTGCGAATGGAAGTACAACTACTTTCTCCATTCCTTTTGCTTACACACGACAAGCGGATGTCACTGTCTTTGTTGGCGGTACATCCACATCATTTACTTTTGCATCATCCAGTACCATTTCTTTATCTACCGCACCTACCAGTGGCACCATTGTGCGTATTAATCGTACTACGGTTATTACTACACGGGCGGTGGATTTCACCAACGGTGCTATTCTTACTGAAGCTGACCTTGATAACTCAAACATTCAGGTCTTTCAGGCGGCTCAAGAAGCCATAGACACTGCGGAAGCATCCATCTCTAAAGCAGCAGATGGTAAGTTTGACGCGCAAAGTCGAGTTATTAAGAACGTAGCTAACCCTGTAAACGCGCAAGATGCTGCCACTAAAAACTGGTCAGAGACAGCTAGTACATCACAAGTAAACATTGCGACTACTAAGGCTTCTGAGGCTAGTTCTTCCGCTACAGCTAGTGCTAACTCTGCAACGGCAGCTTCTTCTTCTGCATCTGGTGCTGGTAACTCAGCCACCGCAGCAGCTAATAGTGCAACAGCAGCAGCTAATAGTGCTACAGCGTCTTTAGCAAGTAAGAATACATCTGCTGCTCAGGCAGCTATATCAACGACTAAAGCAGGTCAAGCAGCTAGTTCAACCACAGCAGCAGCAAACAGTGCAACAGCTAGTGGAAACTCAGCTACAGCTTCAGCTAATAGTGCCACTGCTTCAGCTAATAGTGCCACTGCTTCAGCTAACTCAGCCACAGCTTCAGCCAACAGTGCCACTTCTTCGGGTAACTCAGCATCTACTGCTACTACCAAAGCTAATGAATCTACCGCCTCTGCCTCTACCGCGAATACAAAAGCAGAACTTGCAACTACTAAGGCTACAGCAGCAACTAACTCAGCTACGGCTTCTGGTAACTCAGCAACAGCAAGCGGTAACTCAGCTACGGCTTCTGGTAACTCAGCTACGGCTTCTGGTAACTCAGCTACGGCATCAGCTAACTCTGCCACGGCTTCTGCAAACTCAGCTACGGCCTCTGGCAACTCAGCGACCGCAGCCGCCTCTAGTGCCTCTACAGCCACTACAAAACGTAATGAATCATCTGCCTCAGCAACAGCCGCAGCTAACTCAGCCGCAGCAGCAGCAACAGCACTAGACTCATTTGATGATCGCTACTTAGGTGCTAAATCTTCTGCGCCAAATCAAGACAACGATGGTAATGCCTTGGTTCAAGGTGCTTTGTATTTTGACACTTCTGCTAATGGCATGAAGGTATACGATGGCTCTGCTTGGATAGCGGCAAGTTCTTCTGGAACTGCTTCATTGCTGACGTACAAGTACATTGCTACCAATAACCAAACAACATTCACAGGCTCAGACGCTAACTCTGTAACCCTTACCTACACCGCCACCAATATACTTGTATTGCTCAATGGAATAACGCTTGACGCTTCTGACTACACAGCAACTAATGGCTCGTCTATTGTGCTAGGTGCAGGCGCAACTACAGGCAGTGAGCTAGTAGTTGTAGCTTTCAAGTCATTCACTGTTGCAGACCACTATACGAAGTCTCAGGCTAATGCGTTGTTGGCTGCTAAGGCTCCCTTGGCTAGTCCCAGTTTTACGGGAACTACTACGGCTAATAAATTAAATGTATCTTCAACATACGCTTCCGACATAACTGAGCAAGTTCGCTTCCAAGATAACACAGGTGGTAAGTTAGATTTCTTTGGTTATGGTAATGGCGGTAAAGGAATTCAAGCCTACGCTGATGACGGTTCAACATTTTATAACCTTAACTTACAGCCTTTAGGTGGCAGCGTAGGTATTGGCGCAGCACCTGCAGCTACAGTTTCTTTAGACGTTACCGCTGCATCTGCAAGTTCAAATAATGTCTTTATACGTGCAAGAAATACAGCAACGAATGAAGACGCAGGTTTCATAATTGACGGAAATGTTTCTGGCGCACAAAAAGAATACAAGATAGGCGTAAACACTGCTGTAGCCTCTGCTGATTTAACTCACAGTGGCCCTGCTGGTTACAGGTGGCTAGTTGGTGGTTCTGAGAAGGTGAGAATCCAAGCAGGTGGTGGCATCTCATTCCACGGAGACACAGCAGCAGCTAATGCGCTAGATGATTATGAAGAGGGTACTTGGACTGCTAATATTAACGGAGCAAGTTCGGTTGCCGATACCACAGGATATTATCAGAAAATTGGCAATAGGGTATTTTTCCAGTATTACTCTCATGCCGCAACTCTTACCGCAGTACAAGCAAATATAACAGGCTTACCATTCGCTGTTAATAGCCTATACAATCCTTTCTACTCAGGACATAACAACGCGACTCCCCTTTCAACGGGAGGGTACGTAGGGGCTAGCTCTCACACATTACTTTTTGTAAATGATGGTGGAACAATTACAGCTACTTATTCTGCTGGAAGTCATAGATATGTGATGGTCGCTGGAAGCTATATAACAAACTCATAACCTAATTATCTAGCATGGAATTGCTAGTGGAGAAGTAACATGGCACTAACTAAAGAAACAATCGTAGACAAGATCGAAGTCTTAGAGAACGGCACAGTACAAGTACGCACAGCAACCCGAATACTTGAAGATGGTGTAGCACTCTCCTCATCTTTCCATCGTCATGTCTGCACACCAGATTGTGACACGACAGGTGAAGATGCCAAGGTAATTGCTATCTGTGCAGCAGTACATACCGATGCTGTTGTATCAGCTTACGCAGCAGCACAAGCAGCCGCAGCCCCAGAATAGGAGAATAGCCAATGTCTAAAGCAAGAAACATAGCAGCACTCAGCACAGTTGAGGTAGGCGCTACAGCAGACCAGACTAAGGCTGACCTTAACGCTATTGGTGTCAGTGGTGGCGGGAAGAACCTTATTATTAATGGTGGTATGCAAGTAGATCAGAGAAATACGTTAGGTTCTCCTAACACTGGTGGTTTTATACGGAGTGTCGATGGTAACTGGTTCTGTGCAGAAGGAACTGATGGAGCTGTAACATACGAGCAAATTGCAGATGCGCCAGCTGCATCAGGACTTGTATATTCTCAAAAAGTTACAGTGACAACAGCAGATTCAGTTCTTGCTTCAAATCAAAGGCTCTGCCCAACGCAAGGTGTTGAAGGGTATGATTGGAATAGGTTGAAATGGGGGACATCAGAGGCAAAACCCGCCACAGTTCAATTTTGGGTAAAGAGTTCTGTTACTGGTACATACGGGTTTAGCCTTAGAACAGGTGTTAATGGTATGTCGTATACTCAACCCTACACAATTAGTTCTGCCAATACATGGGAATATAAAACATTTACTGTAGCTGGGCCAACATCCATTTTAGGTGGTAGTGTTAGTGCAACTAATGGGACAGCTTGGTATCTGATATTTGGTTTAGGGTTTGGTGCTGGGTTTGACACTGGAGTTGATAATACATGGGCTGCTGTATCAAATGGTCAAGGAAGAGCCGCTCATACAAATTTAATGGCAACAAATGGTGCAACTTGGCAACTTACTGGATTTCAAATTGAAGTAGGCTCCGTAGCCACTGACTTTGAACACCGCAGCTATGGTGAAGAGTTGGCGCTGTGTCAGCGGTACTTTGAGAGAATGTCTTTTACAACTTCAGCAGTTGTCGCCATAGGTTCAGCGTATGCGGCTACTCACTGTATTGCGTGTATGAATTTTACGGAAAAACGAGCTATACCCTCTATTACTATGCCAACGTGTTCAGAAGCTGGATTTTCTTTTCTTACTACTGGTGCTGATTACCCTTCTAACCACGGAACAATGCTTGTACCGAGTTCTACTATTTCCAAAAATAACTTTAGATTTGCTAGCATTAATGGAGCAGGTCACACAGCAGGAGATGCCACATGGGTTCACTCAGGTGGTGCTAATGTCATAGATATAAATGCGGAGCTATAACATGGAAAATTCAACAGCATGGATAACGTCCTGCAAAACACAAGACTCTGGCTACCTAGTCAACGGCACTATGTCAGTACCCAATGACCCTGCTAACCGAGACTGCGCTGATGTACTCGCATGGATAGAAGCAGGTAATACTCCTGCCCCTGAGTTCACTGATGCAGAGATAGCAGCTAACACTCAATCAGAGACTAACGCAACCAGCCAAGCCTACCTAGCTTTCACAGATTGGTACATCACACGCCATGCTGAGACAGCAGTAGCAGTGCCAGCCGATGTGACTACAGCTAGGGCAGAAGCTAGAGCAAATATCGTCTAAAGGAATGATAAACATGGAAGCTACTGCTAGATTCGACAGGCTGGAAGCTAAGATAGATAAACTAGCGGATGCGATGGTAAAGCTTGTAGAGATAGACACTAAGATAGCTGGTCTATTACTACACAATAACACGCAGGATGCTCGTTTAAATAAGCACAGCGAAGAACTGGACACACACGCCATACAGTTAGCTCTAGCAGCTAAAACTGGTGGTGCTAATGAGTGGTTTATACGCTTACTAATAGCTGCCTTGGTAACAGGTGCAGCCTTTATGATGCGAAGTTAAACACTACACACAGGAACCCATACACATGAACTTAAACCCCTTTGCAGGTATTGCAGAGGGAGTCATGGGTGGGCTTGATGATTTATTTACCTCGGACGAAGAGAAGGCTATAGCTAGTCTTAGAATCACTGAGGCTCTTCAAAAACCCCACATTTTACAGGCAATGGCTAACATAGAAGAAGCCAAACATAAGTCTGTATTTGTGGCAGGTTGGCGACCAGCTATAGGTTGGGTATGTGCTATAGGATTGGGCTACCAATTCCTAATACTCCCCTTCGCTGGCCTCATCAACGCCTATTCATTACTCCCCGCAGAACTACCCTCTATCCAAGCAGCAGAACTCACAACCCTCGTTATGGCCTTACTAGGCTTAGGTGGATTACGCACCTTTGAGAAATCTAAAGGACTCGCTTAAACATGGCTAGAGATTACAAACACGAATACGCTACGTACCACAGTAAACCCGAACAACGTAAGCGTAGGTCTTCGCGTAACCAAGCAAGACAGTTACTCATCAAGAAAGGAACAGTTAAGAAAGGTGACGGTAAAGATGTAGATCATAAAGACCGTAACCCTACTAACAACTCCCCTAACAACTTATCAATCCAATCAAAGACTAAGAACCGAGGATGGAGGAAAGGTAAAAATGGATACTAGCGTAGACAAAATGCTCTCTACTTTACACTGTGCTGTAGCCCAAGAGCTACTAGACCGTGTGCAGTCAGGAGATGCTAAACCAGCAGACATAAGTAATGCTATTAAGTTTCTTAAAGACAACAACATAGATGCTTTGCCAGTCCAAGGGTCTCCTTTAGACGGCTTAATGGGTTCTTTACCATTTAACTCTGAGAGTCTTCAAGACGCTCTAGCACACTAGGTAGGAACTCAGTTATGTCTATAAAGTACAGAGGTGAAACATTCTCTGGCTACAATAAGCCAAAAGCATCTGCCAAGGGCAAGAAGTCGCATGTCGTTATCATCAAAGATAAAGGCAAAGACCGTATGATTCGGTTTGGAGAGAAAGGTGCGAGTACAGCAGGTGCGCCTAAAGCTGGAGAGTCGGCAGCAATGGTAGCAAAACGTAAATCTTTTAAAGCTAGGCACAGTTTAAATATCGCCAAAGGTAAGACAAGTGCAGCTTACTGGGCCAACAAATCAAAATGGTAGGAGATAACCGTGGGATTGTATTCCAACATTCACGCTAAACGTAAGCGTATTAAAAATGGTTCTAAAGAGACCATGAGAAAAGTGGGTTCAAAAGATGCGCCAACTTCTAATAATTTTAAATCAGCAGCTTTAACTATTAAGAAAAGATAAAAAGAGGAGCAACCCGAATGGAGACAGGTAAGCACCCTCTAAAGGACTTTAGAAACTTCTTGTACCTAGTATGGAAGCAACTAAACCTACCAGTACCCACCAAGGTTCAATACGACCTTGCAGACTACCTTCAGACTAGCCCTAAGCGTTCCATCATCCAAGCCTTTCGAGGTGTAGGTAAGTCCTACATTACGAGTGCTTATGTGGTGTGGCGTTTGATGTTAGACCCTGACTTAAAGATCATGGTGGTATCAGCGAGTAAGGAACGTGCGGATGCGTTCTCAATGTTTACTCAAAGACTCATTATGGAGATGCCACTACTGGCCCATCTTATCCCCGACAAAGACCAACTATGGAGCAGAATAGCCTTTAATGTTCAAGGTGCTATGGCCTCACACAGTCCTAGTGTCAAATCGGTGGGTATTACGGGACAGCTTACAGGCTCTCGCGCAGACCTTATAATCGCAGATGACATTGAGGTTCCTAATAACTCTCAAACACAGCAGATGCGAGAGAAGCTAACGACTCTAGTAACTGAGTTCGATGCCGTACTTAAACCTTTAGACACCTCTAAGATCATCTACCTTGGGACTCCTCAGACCGAAGAGTCTCTATATGATGCCTTACAGGACAAAGGATACGTAACTCGTATATGGCCCTCCCGTTATCCTAAAGCAGACCAAGTGAACAGGTACGGTGATCGTATAGCCCCTAGTCTTATGCTAGAACTTGAGGCAGACCCTAGTATCGAATGGAACCCTACAGACCCCATGAGATTCGATGAGGAAGACTTACTAGAACGTGAGTTATCCTATGGACGCTCTGGCTATGCCCTACAGTTCCAGCTAGACACAAGCTTAAGCGATGCAGACAGACACCCCTTGAAGCTTAAGGATTTAATAGTCATGTCTGTGGATGTCTCTAAGGCTCCTGAGAAGCCAATACACGGTACTCTAAGCCACCTTGAAGTCAAAGATATACCCAACTTAGGGATGCGTGGAGACCGCTTCTACGAGCCATTTAAGCTTACTGGTGATTGGGTAGATTACTCAGGTTCAGTCATGGCGATTGACCCTTCTGGACGTGGTAGTGACGAGACTTCTTATGCAGTCCTTAAGATGCTTAATGGCTATCTATACTGTCCAGATGCAGGTGGTGTAGAAGGTGGTTACTCAGGGCAGACGTTAGAGTCTTTAGTAGCTATAGCTAAGAAGAACAAGGTGAACTATGTGCTGGTGGAGAGTAACTTCGGTGATGGTATGTTCAGTGAACTTATCAAACCTTACTTTTCTAAAGCATACCCTGTGACCTTGGAAGAAGTCAGACATAGCAAACAGAAAGAGTTAAGAATCATTGACACTCTTGAGCCAGTTATGAATCAGCACAAGCTAGTGTTCGATAAGGAAGTCATACAGAAAGACTACGACTCAATCCAGAAGTATCCCAATGACATAGCACAACGCTATAGCCTGTTCTACCAGATGACTAGGATAACTAAAGATCGTGGGGCATTAGCCCATGATGACCGTTTAGATGCCCTAGCAATGGCTACAGCCTACTGGGTAGAGCAAATGGCTAGTGATGCAGACGAGATGATGCTAGAGAGACATGGGGAACTCATGGACAAAGAGTTAGATAAATTCATGAATCACCTTAACACTTCTGGTGAAAAGGTCGGTTATAACTCTTGGATTTAGTGAGTTAGTGTTTGAAAACGCTCTACAGACTTAGTGCTGTGGGGCTTTCACTGACCCCCTCTGTTTAGCAATTAGCGTACCCTTCTAAGGGAACTCGTTGGCTTCCCT